CAATAAAAGATACCTACAAGGAGAACACTCATGTATCTAACAGAAGAACTACAACAAAAATGGGATCCGGTTCTTAACCATCCAGAATTGGAAGCCATTAAAGACCCATACAAGCGTGCTGTTACAGCCCTTGTTTTGGAAAACCAACAACAAGCAATGCGTCAAGATGCACAAGCGTTGAATGAAACAACATATTCAGCAACGCCTGCCAACGCAACTGGTTCTAGTATTTCTAACTATGACCCAATTTTGATTAGCTTGGTTCGCCGTGCTCTTCCAAATTTGATTGCTTATGATGTTGCTGGCGTTCAGCCAATGACAGGACCTACTGGTCTTATCTTCGCAATGCGTGCTAAGTACAGTTCACAAACTGGTTCTGAAGCATTCTTCAACGAAGCTAACACACAATTCTCTGGCGCTAACTCTACAACAAACTTGTATGGTTTCAGAGCAACTGGTGGTTCCGACTTGGTAACAAACCCAGTATCAGACTTTACTGCTAATGCGTTCACAACTGGTATTGCAATGACTACAACTAAGGCTGAAGGTCTTGGTAAAGATGATGCGACAGATGCGTTCAACCAAATGGCATTCAGCATTGAGAAAGTTACTGTAACTGCTCAATCACGTGCTTTGAAGGCAGAATACTCACTAGAACTTGCACAAGACTTGAAGGCAATCCATGGTTTGGATGCTGAAACAGAATTGTCAAACATTCTATCTACAGAGATTCTTTCTGAAATCAACCGTGAAGTTATCCGTACTATCTATTTGTCTGCTGTTGCAGGTGCTCAATATGGTACAACAACTACTGGTACATTCGACTTAGACACTGACTCAAACGGTCGTTGGTCTGTTGAACGTTTCAAAGGTTTGATTTTCCAAATTGAACGTGATGCAAACGTAATTGCAAAAGCAACTCGTAGAGGTAAAGGTAACGTGATGATTGTATCATCTGACGTTGCTTCTGCTATGGCAATGGCTGGTGTTCTTTCTTACACACCTGCTCTATCTGCTGACCTACAAGTTGACGATACAGGCAATACATTTGCTGGTATGTTGCATGGCCGTATCAAAGTATACATTGACCCATATTTCGGTGGTTACACATCTAACCAAGAATTGGTGACAATCGGTTACAAAGGTACATCTCCATACGATGCCGGTTTGTTCTACTGCCCATACGTTCCATTACAAATGGTTCGTGCTGTTGACCAGTACACATTCCAACCAAAGATTGGATTCAAGACTCGTTACGGAATGGTTTCAAACCCATTCGCACAAGGTATCAACGTTGGTAATGGTGGTCTAACACCACGTACTAACCAGTACTACCGTATTTTCCAGGTGAAAAACCTAATGTAATATTGAGTCACCGTAGAGTGACATTTAAAGACCACCTTCGGGTGGTCTTTTTTTTGGCTCCTAAATAGTAGATAAAGGAGAATTTAATGTCAGCATTGACCAGAAGTCCAGAAAATACTAATCTATTACAACCCACAAAGTTCTTATTGATTTTCAATAGAATTGGAACTGTACAATATTTTTGTCAATCAGTTAATGTTCCATCTATAAAATTAGGTGAAGTTATTCGTGCCACACCTTTCTTGGACATGTACTCACCTGGTACCAAATTAGATTATAGTTTACTTGATATTGAATTCATAGTTGATGAAGAACTACAAACATGGAAGAACTTATATAATTGGTTCATTTCAATTGCCGATCCAAATGGTTTTGAAAAAAGAACTGTTAAAGAAGAGCTTCAAAGAAGTGAACATTTTTCTGATGCCACTTTGACCATATTGTCAAACTTAAATAATCCGTTATTAAGAATTCAATTTAGAAATTTGTTTCCAGTTAGTATGGGTGATATTAACCTTGACACCAAAATGTCTGCGGATAATATTGTAACTGTATCTGCTTCTTTTAGGTACGAATCATATACTTACTTGACAATGTAACACAAAAATGTTATAATGTAATTTTATTGCCACTTTATATAATCATGGAAAATCTTGAACAAATATTAAAATATTGGGAAACAGATTCAAATATGGATCAAACAGAACCCAGCAAAGAACTACTGAGAATTCCTATTCTTCACAGTAAGTATCTTAACATACTAACCAAACATAAAATTGCATCAAAGAAAGCACACTTTGATTATCTACGTATGCGTAAGATTAAATGGGAATACTTTACTGGTAAAATGTCAAAAGAAGAATTGGATGAATATGGATGGGAACCATTTCAGTTTGCATTGAAATCTGACATTAATACATACTTAGAAGCTGACGGTGATTTAATTAAACTGTTAGAAAAGAAAGTATACCACGAAGAAGCCATCTCTGTCATAGAATCTATTATGTCAGAACTTAAACAAAGAACGTGGCAGTTAAGAGATTTTATATCATGGGAAAAGTTTGTTAATGGACAGTGATATTGTTATTGTTAAAAAAGACGAGGTGTATGCCAAGATAACTTGTGAACGAGATGTTGCAAGAGAGTTATCTGAATACTTTACATTCTTTGTACCTGGTCACCAGTTTGTTCCAGCATTTAGAAACAAAATATGGGACGGCAAGATACGCCTTTTCAATTTACAAACACAACAATTGTACCTTGGACTTACCAGTTACTTACAAGAGTTTGCGGATGAACGCCAATACTTTATTGACTGGGGTGATTTAAAAACACAAGATGAATATTCTGTTTATCACTTCAATAAGTTCGTAGAGACTTTAAATCTACACTCACAAGGCAAGCCAATTCAGGTCAGAGACCATCAACGTAATGCTTTCATTCATGCAATGCAACATCGTAGAGCATTATTGTTGTCCCCAACCGCATCAGGTAAGTCTCTAATCATTTATTTACTGTTTAGACAACTACTAGACTATCAGAACCTTAAAGGCCTTATAATCGTTCCTACGACTTCCTTGGTGGAACAACTGTATTCCGACTTTGCAGACTATTCATCACACAATGGTTTTCTAGTTGAAGATACAGTACACAGAATATATCAAGGTAAAGATAAAGTATCTGACAAACCATTAATCATTTCCACGTGGCAATCACTGTATCAATTATCATCAAGTTACTTTGAACAATTTGATTATATAATTGGTGATGAAGCACATCTATTCAAAGCACAATCACTTACAACCATACTCACATCCGCAACCAAAACTAAATATCGTATAGGCCTAACTGGTACTTTAGACGGAACCAAAACACATAAACTGGTACTTGAAGGTCTATTTGGTGCAGTAGAAAAAGTTATCACCACAAAAGAATTGATTGACAACAAACAATTGTCTGACTTTCAAATTAAATGTCTGGTATTAAGGCATCCAGATGATGTGGTAGAAAGAATGAAAGATGCAACGTACCAAGAAGAAATAGAATATTTAATTTCAAATCAAAATAGAAATAGGTTTATTAGAAATCTTGCAATTAGTTTAGGTACGAATACACTTATATTATATCAAATGGTTGAAAAACATGGTCAAATCCTTTATAATGATATATTAGAAAAAGCTAACGGCCGTAAGGTCTTTTTTATACATGGTAAAGTAGACACGGATGACCGAGAGGAAGTCCGTAGAATTATGGAGATAGAAAATGATGCTATTGTTGTTGCTTCTTTTGGTACTTTCAGTACCGGTATTAATATTCGGAACTTGCACAACGTTATTTTTGCTTCACCTAGCAAAAGTAGAGTACGAAACCTCCAGTCTATTGGACGAGGACTAAGACAAAGTGAAGGCAAAGAGATGGCTACTCTGTATGATATTGCAGATGATATGAGATATAAAAAACATATGAACTTTACATTAAAACACTTTGTTGAGAGGGTGAAAATTTATAACGAAGAAAAGTTTCCTTTTAAAATCTACAACATAGGACTTAAAAATGGATGAAGTAAAAATTGTTAGATTTAAAGATGGCCTTGATGTTATTTGTTATTTTGATAGTCAGAATAATGAGGTAGTTGAGGTCAAAGAACCTATGATGTTTGAAGTAAGAAACATGAATTTGGTAATGCAACAATGGCTTCCAATTGCCATGATAAAAGAGAATCGTGCTTCTGTTAAATGGGAAGATATTCTCTGTGTTATGGAACCAAGTGATGACTTTAAGGAGTATTTCCACACTACCGTGGAGAAAGTAAATGACTCACTTGAGAAAAAGAAGAACGCATCTACAGAAGATGAAAAGGAATATATGCTGGAAGTTTTAAGTGCTATGGATGAAATGGATAATACAAAGAACTTAAAATTACACTAAACATCATGGGGGCTACATACGAAATATAACATTTGTCAAGCCCTTTGTCAACAACTTTTATGGTACATTTGAATGAGTAAACCTAAACATTACATTAATAATCAAGATTTTCTAAAGGCCTTAACGGATTACAAGGCATCTTGTGCGATTGCCGAAAAAGAAAATACACCAAAACCTAAGATACCAAACTACATCGGTGAATGCTGGATGAAGATTGCGGAAGGTTTATCTCACAAACCAAACTTTATCAACTACAGTTACCGAGATGAAATGATTTCGGATGGTATTGAGAACTGTCTTATGTACTTTGAAAACTTTGATGCAACCAAATCATCCAATCCATTTGCATACTTTACACAGATAATCTACTTTGCCTTTCTACGAAGAATACAAAAAGAAAAGAAACAACTATACGTCAAGTACAAGGCCACAGAGATGTATGGTATTTTGGATGAATTTGAAATGATGGAATCCGAAGATGGTTCTACAAGGCAGTTTGAACTTTATGACAATATTGCCGAGTTTATAGAAACATACGAAGATGCTAGGAAAACCAAGAAGGCAGAAAAAGATGCCATAAAGAAACCAAAAGGACTTGAAAAATTTATTGAGGAGTGATTATGAGAATAGGATTTACTTGTTCCACATTTGATTTGTTTCATGCAGGTCATGTGATGATGTTAAAAGAGGCAAAGACTCAATGTGATTATTTGATTGTAGGTTTACAGATGGATCCTACAATTGATAGGCCAACCACCAAAAACAAACCTTTACAAACGGTACTGGAAAGATTCATACAGGTACAGGCCTGTAAGTTCGTTGATGAAATTATACCATATGCCACCGAAAAAGAATTGATGGACATATTGACTTCTTATCCAATTGATGTTAGAATCGTTGGTGAGGAATATAGAGATAAACAATTTACTGGTTTTAATTTACCAATATCTGTATATTTCAATAGTAGGCAACATAGTTTTAGTACTACTGAATTACGTCAACGTGTTTTAGATATTGAAAAGGCAAAAT